AGCTCTTCAATTATTGTTTTTATTGTCGGGGTTATTCCATGCGCTTCGTCAACAATGACAGCCGCAAACTTATCCCTAAATCGACAAATAGAATTTAACACAGTTATTGGCGTACCAAATACAACATCATGACGCAAGCTTTTCTGTATGCTCGCGCTGTATATGCTTGCCTTCTCGCCTAGCTGCAAATACTTTTCGTGATTTTGCTCGACAAGTTCAGCGGATGGTGCAAGGCACAGTATTTTTTTACCTGATTTTTGGTGAAGCCAGTGGGCTACAGCTGCGATTATGTGTGATTTTCCGCTGTTATGGGTTATCGTGAAATCATGCAAAAAATAAAGATGGTTGCCAGTTATACGAACCCCGTAATAGGGCTCGCAATCGGAAACCTTTTCTATTTTAAACCCTGTTACAGAGTTCCTCTTCTTTTGATTCCTAATTCCGCACTTTTTCCTTGGCAGTTTGGTCGGTATTATGTGACAGTCTCCGCTTATACAGACTCTATAATATACACCTGAAAATCCTTTGCATGATTTTCTACACTTGGTTACATTAGAAGATAGGCCTAAACTTCTGCAAATAAAAGCAACGTCATTGCTTAATGTTTCAGATTTTGATAGATAATCAAAGCATCCCGAAGATAAACTACCGTCTGAATCAATTAAACCTGCCAAAAGTTTTAACCTGTCCTCAGGCTGCGCTGTTTTATATTCGCTGGGGATAAACTTATTTCCAGATTTTTTTTTCCATAACCCCATCGCCCTAAAAATGTTCTGTAGCTTGCCTTTCCCCCTGGTCTGAACACCCTTAGGAAGACTAAAATTATAAGACGGGCACGTTTTGCTGTCGTTAAAGTGAGGGACAACATTAAGCCCCACCTCTTCTGCGTATTTATATATAGAGCTTACTATCTCTTTGTCTTCTGTTGTTATTCCGACAGCGCTACCGATATGCCCATCGCCCAAAAACAGACCTAACATGTAAGCAGGGATTGGTAGCGGCTTAGGCTCTACATCAAACTCTATCTGGAGATCATTCCTTTTTATCTTGTGAGTGTGTTTGAAAGTCTTATTCTTATTCAAATATTCGTTAACAGTTAGATTAATAGACCCGGTAGTAAAATTTTTCTTTCCTGTAGGAGTCTTTTCTAAGTGTAGTATGTGACCTCCGTTGCAATAAAAGGAATCGCCCTTAGTTGGGGTCACCTTATACATAGAATCAAACCCACGGCATAGGCTCATAACCTCATTAAAGCCGCCTGCAGGGTTTAGCAGTTTGTCGCCAACGCAAACATCCTCTGCAGCCTTAAAGCTGCCGTTGCTCATTATAAACAGCGTCCCTTTTCTGTGGCAGCCTGTGGCGGCCTCGATCAAGCACGGCTCATAACATTGTGAAAGCTCCGCTTGCGCGGCTTCTACGGCTTCTTGTTGGTAGTCTCTTAGTTTCATAACCCAAGAAGCTCCGCGATTTTATACAAGATAAAAATGGAAAAAGCTCCAGCAATACCTGCAAACGACATTATAATCCATATCTTAATTATCATTATCATCATTTCTATCATTTTATTCCCCACGAGGTAGAAGGTTTTCCGGTATAGCCGCTCAGGTCTGCGTCTGGCGCTAAATCCTTTATAGCTTTAGCATAACTGACTGACCCCTTCTTTTCAATGGGGTAAACCAATAAATCTCCTATTTTTGATTTTTTACCGTTAGCCAGTTTTATCAGCTGCTCCTTAGCCTCTTCTAAATCCGCCTTTGCCTCTTCTAGCTTTTCCTTGGCCGCAATGTAATTATCGGCGTGTACGCTCTCGGGTATCAGTTGAACTAAACCCTCAATGTATTCGCCGGGGTTTTTTATTGCCTCTAAATACTCTAAATAAAAATCGTGTAACTTAGGTATGGTTTCGTTCATCCATTCCTTATCAAAATAAACCATTTCTAGATTATTTGCATATTGATTCCACTGATAGAAATAGCATTTATCCCTTCCTGTGCAAGCCATTTCAATTTGCATTTGCGCTAGATAGTGCAGCTGCTCTATTGGTGTTTTGAACGTTGGTCTTTTTTCATTACGCAAGCCGTATGGACATTTTACCTCCGCTACAGCGTCTTCATCTATAAGCCCATCTGGACTAGCCCCTAACCAAGGGTAATCAGGATGAACATGGAAACCGGTTTCCTCCACCTCTATTTCATGTTCAATTTCTAGCTCAAATATAGCATTGGGTTCGTTTACTTTTCCGTGGGCCGTGGCCACATTGCCGATAAATTCTTTTTCAGCGCCGTGATACTCTCGCACCATTTCGCGCATAACATCGTCACGGCTAGACCAGGGGTTAAGCCCTAGTATTGCTCCAACACGCGAGCCGGTTATCATGCCTACACGCTGTTTGTGCCATTCTTCTGTGCCTTGTTTAATCATCTCATCACCCATAAATTAAAAAGCCGCCGAAGCGGCAAGGTTATTATTATTATCAGAACGGAATATCATCATCAAAACTATCAGGCTTTTTAGCCGCAACCGGCTGCTTAACCGGCGTACCAGATGGCGCGACTGCCATAACCCAATTACCTTTTTTATCATTCATATCCCAAACGCCAAGCTTTAATAACATAGACTTATTAGCTAAGCAAGTGGCTAGGTCAATATCCTCCGGCTTTTTGCCAAGCTTAAACAGTTGACCGCCAGCGTTCGCATCAATAGCCGCCAGCATTTTCTTGGCTTTGTCTGACTTCTTAGGGTCGCTCTCGTTAACCTTTAATTTTTGAAAAATTTTACGGCTTTTAAAATCCCCCTCCAAAACTTCCCAACTTAAAGAAATTACCTCCGGTGTATCCTCGTATGTATACCACTGCGCATCCGTACAGATTGCGTTAACAGTAGTTCCGTCGGGGATTGGCTCAAAATTACCGCCGCCCATTTCAAAATTGCCGTCGTTGCTGACGGTTTCACCGTCTGACATATCCCAAAAATTACTCATAATTATTCTACCTTTTTTAGTTTAGTTTAATGATTTAATGATACCGGTGAAAGGGTTAACACCCTCTTCAAGCGGCAATAATTCTTTTATACCATATCTGTTTTTAGATACGTTTGCTGCAGAGGCCGTGCAGTCTATAACACGGTCGCCGTTACTTATTGCTTTTTTCTTTCCGTCGTCGCCCTTGGTAAACATTTTTAGTTTTAAAAACCCTACTACGTCACTATCGTCCGTGTATGGCGCTTGGCTTTTCTTGCCTAACCTCATAGTGTAGCGAGTATACGGCTCCTGATCTGGGAGGTCCATAGTTTCTGTGTCGGCATGGGCAATAAAAACTATATTCATACCTTTCTTTTCATTAAGGTAACCGCAAGCTTTCCTTACTCGCTGATGAAGTGTAGCAACCGCTCCAAGCCCTGCACCGTATCCTCCCAAAGCTTGGTTGATGCTCTTCGGCTTTTTGTCGTCTGTATCTACAATGTGCTGTATGAACAAGCGCTCAAGAGCCGTAACCGAATCAATAACAACTGTTTTATAATCGTGCTCCTCACGTATTAATGATTTTAATTGATCCCATAAATTATCTACGGTTTCAATAATCGGAAAAGCGTCAGGCATTCTGTCAGTAGGAACAGACTGTAACCCGTCCTCAGCCCTGATAAAAATAGACTTAGGAAAAGTTGCTGCCGTTGATGTTTTGCCTAAACCGGCGTCGCCTAGCAATGTGATTATTGCGGGCCTACCGGCTGGCTTGCTTATTGTTTCTAATATGCTCATTTCTATTACCCTCTGGTTTTTGTTATTTATGACTCTGCTGGAATTAACTCTATAGTTGTAAAAATAAAATCTTTATATTCTCTCCAAAAAGTTAATGCCGTTTTTCCATCCATTTCTAATATTCTTTTATCATCAAAGCTTATCCAATCTTCTATGCTGTGATTTTCACAACCTATCTGAATAACATCTTTCGTGTAATTAATATGATAAGCCTCTAAATATATTGTTTTTATTTGCTTCATATTTCCTAGTGCATCGTATAAGTTTGCATAGTTTAAGTTTGCATAGTTTAAGCTTGCACCGCTTAGGTTTGCACCGCTTAAGTCTGCCCCGCTTAAGTTTGCATAGTTTAAGCTTGCACTGCTTAAGTCTGCACCGCAGAAGTTTGCATCTCTTAAGTTTGCATAGTTTAAGCTTGCACCGCTTAGGTTTGCACCGCAGAAGTTTGCATCTCTTAAGTTTGCACCACTTAAGTTTGCATCGCTTAAGTTTGCACTGCATAAGTGTGCACCGCTTAAGTCTGCACCGATTAAGCTTGCACTGCTTAAGTTTGCACGCGCCCCTCCGAAATCATCAGCGAGCCATAACTTATGCAGCCTTAAAACCTCTTTTAATTCTTCAGCTTTCACTTTATTACCCTCTGTTTGTTTTGGTTATATTAGGCCTCAGCCGGGCTTAACTCTATAGCAGAAAATATGAAATCCTTGTATTTTCTCCAAAAAGTTAGCGCTTCTTCTCCGTCCATTTCTGATACTCTTTCGTCGCTAAAGTTTTTCCAATCTTCTATACTGTGATTTTCACAACCTATCTGAATAACATCTTTCGTGTAATTAATATGATAAGCCTCTAAAGATATTGTTTTTATTTGCTTCATATTACCTAGCGCATAGCTTAGGTCTGCACCGCGTAGGTCTGCACCGCGTAGGTTTGCACCGATTAGGTTTGCATAGCGTAGGTTTGCACCGATTAGGTTTGCACCGATTAGGTTTGCATAGCGTAGGTTTGCACCGATTAGGTTTGCACCGCTTAGGTTTGCATCGCTTAGGTTTGCATGGCTTAGGTTTGCACCGATTAGGTTTGCATAGCTTAGGTTTGCATCGCTTAGGCTTGCATGGATTAGGATTGCATCGCTTAGGTCTGCACCGCTTAGGTATGCGCCGCTTAGGTCTGCACCGATTAGGTCTGCACCGCGTAGGCTTGCCCAGTATAGGTTTGCATGGCTTAGGTTTGCACCGATTAGGTTTGCATAGCGTAGGTTTGCACCGATTAGGTTTGCATCGCTTAGGTTTGCATGGCTTAGGTTTGCACGACATCCATCAGATTTATCCTTAAGCCATAACTTATGCAGCCTTAAAATCTCTTTTAATTCTTCAGCTTTCATTTTGTTACCCTCTGTTTGTTTTGGTTATATTAGCGATACATTTGTTAAAAGTAAAAGTTTATTTTTCTGACCTGTATCTTTTTTTGTTGTTGCTTTCATTAAGAATCAAATCGCCATCGGCTACCATCTTATCTATTAATTCTTGAATAATGTCTTTCCCTTGCTTTTCTGCTTCGCCCGCTAACGACCTAAAGGCTTTAGGTCTCATTAATATTTGTTTTATTACAGACAGCGGCTTACCTTGACCTTTGCAATTCCTAATAACCGTCTCTTTAGCATTATTTTGAACGTCGGATCGTCTTATGCTGTGGCCGCCATTTTCTAAATTATTCTTACCAAGCAGATACGTGATGTCAGCAATAGAGCTTTCGACAAGAGCAAAAGCATAGTCTACATGCTCTTTTTTAACTTCTCTGCATCCTAAAGCTAGGATCGCCGACACCTTTAAAACTTGTTCATAGCACCTGGCATACAATGCGCCGATAGCTGGATGGTTCCTCTGATCGTCATCTTCGTAGTATTCCAAGCATTCGTCAAGGGTTTTCTTGGCCTCTGGCGTTATTGGCATTTCCCCCTCGTGACCTTTTATCATTCTCAAACTAAAAACAATATCCTCCTCAAGCCTGTCAACCTGATCTTGCGGCATCATATTATCAAGGTCAAGCTTTGCCCTGTACTCGTTACAGCGTACAACAAGCATACGGCCAAGCAAGCCGCTGCCTATGTTTTGCTGGTTGATAAGCCCGTCTATATTGTC